ATGAGCTAGTCGTGCAGACGATGCGCCAGACCTATGAGAAGATCAACCCGACCGAGGCGTTCCCTGACGCCGCCAAGGCGCTGATCGCCGAGGTCGAGCGCAAGGAGCTGGCCCGCGTTGAGAAGTCCGAATGGTACAAGCGCTTCGCTTACATCCAAGAGGACGAGAGCTTCTTCGACATGGTCGACCGCCGCGAGATCAGCCGTTCGACTTTCAACGCGCTCTTCCGCCACATCTCTTGTCAGTCGATCCACAATGGCCGCCGCATCGAGGCATCGGTGTGCTTCGACGAGAACCGTCAGGCGATGGGCGCGCGCACTCTTGTGAGCGTGACCTACTCCGCCGGCCAAGGCGTGCTCGTCACCAAGGACGGGCTTGTCTATGGCAACCGGTGGCGCGACGCTCGCCCGCATGAGTACGGCACAGGCGACGTCTCGCGGTGGCTCGAGCATGCCGCGCGCATGATCCCCAACGACGCCGAGCGCGAGCATATTTTCGACATGATGGCGTTCAAGCTCCAGAACCCCGACATCAAGATCAACCACGCCGTGTTGCATGGTGGTGATGAAGGCTCGGGCAAGGACACGTTCTGGGCGCCGTTTATCTGGTCGGTCTGCGGGCCTGATCTGCGCAATCGCGGTCTTGTCGACAATGACAGCATATCGTCTGCCTGGGGCTATCATCTTGAAAGCGAAATCCTGATCATCAACGAATTGAAAGAGCCTGACGCGCGTGAGCGCCGCGCTCTGGCGAACAAACTGAAGCCGATCATCGCCGCGCCGCCTGATACGCTGCCGATCAATCGCAAGGGTCTGCATCCTTACGACATGGTCAACCGTATGTTCGTGCTTGCCTTCTCGAATGATCCGGTTCCTATCTCGCTTGCGTCTCAGGACCGCCGTTGGTTTTGCATCTGGTCGCACGCCGATCGCATGAACGCGCGCGAGGCTGCCGACATGTGGAGATGGTACAAGTCGGGCGGGTATCAGGACATCGCCGGATGGCTCATGCGCCGTGACGTGTCTAAGTTCAATCCGTCAGCGCCGCCCATGACGACCGAGTTCAAGTTGAACCTGATCGAGCAGGGCATGACCATCGCCGAGAGTTACCTCTGCGAGATGATCCGGTCTCGCCAAGGCGAGTTCGCCAAGGGCGCGATCTCGTCGCCTCTGCACGCGCTCTGCGACCGCTTGTCGGGCAGTGTTCCGCAAGGCACCAAGGTGCATCAGTCGGCGCTCTTGCACGCGCTCAAAGAGGCGGGATGGGTCGACGTCGGCTATATCGCGTCGGGAGAGTACACGACCAAGAAGCACGTCTGGGTCGCGCCCGAGTTCAAGCGCCGGTCGAAATCCGATCTGCGCCGCATGGTCGAGCCGGTGGCCGGCGGTAATGTTGTAGAGCTAAAAAAGACCGCCCCGTAAGGGGCGGTTGGAAGGTGGGGAGGATTAAAGGTCGAGTATAGCAGATAGCATACCGATCAACAAGAGCGTGACAATACCGGCTACCATTGCACGACCCCATCAATCACGATCTGCTCGTACCACCGCTCGCCATCTTCGCTTTCCCATAGCGCCCAGATGTTCATGCCGTCTTGCTCATATCTTATCAGTGTCATTGTTTTCTCCCACAATAAGTTGAAGCGCTACGCGCAGTCGATCTAATTCCCTGCGCGTGATCATCAACACGTCGAGCGCGTTGTCTCTCTGGCGCTCGGCCTCCTCCAACCGCTTGCGCAGCGCGATGATGTCGTCGACGAGGTCAATGTCTCTTAGCATCTTTTTGCTTCTCCACCCTGTCATAGCCTTCCTTCCATAGTTTATGCGCCGGATGATCCACCGGCCACGGGTTGATCGTTACGCCCCGGCGGCGGGCGATAGCGCCCTCCGCACGGGTCGTGTTGTCGCTCTGAACGAGCAGCGTATACTCATACGAGTTCATGAGTTAATCGCCTTGATCAGGTCCAACGCCGCTTGCGTGTCGCCCTCCGGCTCCACCTTGGTCGCGAGCTTGGCGTAGCCTAGTACGTCCTCCCAATGGTCGGGGAAGTCGGGTTCCCCGCACAGGATGCGCGCGATCTTGACGGCGATCATCTCGAGGCTTTCCGCCTGTATGTCCGTTAGCCTGATCCAGTTCGGCGCGCTCCGCATCGCGTCTTTCAGGCTCTGGCTCACGCGGGCTGTTGAAGGGTAGGAGCCGTGTGTCTTTTCGCGTGTCGATAATGTCAACAATGTATCCTCCTATTATGATCCAAACGATTAATGTGATTGCGAGCAACATATCGCGTCTATCGCCCCCGCTCGCGAGAGATGATGACTTAGGTGACCGCGCGCCGTGCAAGCGCGCCATCTGTCTTTACCTCTTATGACCCACCCCATGACGTTGCCATTGTCGTCGAGGATCACATAGGCGTTGTGGCCGTCGGGAAGTATTCTCATAAGTCACCGCCTTTCTTCATCGGATCGAAAGAGGGGCCAAGCAGTGCGCGCAGCTCCGCGAGCAACTGATCCAGCGTTATGATCCCGCTCTCGCACATCGTGACTAGCGTTTTTATTCTTTCTAACATAGCTTTGCACTCCGCTCATTATGGTTGTGTGGTCCTTGCCGCCCATGACGGCGCCGATCCGGTTGTAACTATACCCCGCCGCCCGCAAGCGAAAGTACGCCTCGTGCCGCGCGGCGACGTGCGTCGGCGTGCGCGTCCGTCCGTGCAGGATCGCTAGCGTCACGCAATGGCGCTCACAGACGTCCTTGACGATCCGATCCCACGCCGGCGCGCCTTGATCCAGCTTGTGCGTGATGATCCGGTGCGCCTCCGCCATTGCGTCGGTCAGGTCCGGCGGCTTGGGCGGTGGCGGTGGCGGCGGCGGTGGCGGTGGCGGCGGGGCGGGGGGCAAAAACCTGGGGCCGGCGTTCAACCGCGCGCGCACCGCTTTATAGTGTTCTGTTAGCCCCATTGCGCTGCCATCGCGTCCGCGATCCCCTGATACGTTGCCGATCTTAGCTTCCACCGATCTGGTGACGGTGACTTATTGTCGTGCCCGTAGTTATCGCACTGATTCGCCCATCGTTGCGCGATCCGGCCCGACGGCGTGACGACGGCGCGCGGCGCGACGTGTTGCGTCGGTTGCAACGGCGGCAGCCCTTTGAGCCAGAGGCACGTCCGTTTGCTCGCGTCGTGCCCGTATTCATACGGTTGTATGATTTGATCCGGCTTGCGTATCGCGCTCGATATAATGCTCACGGGGTTCTCTAAGGCAATGCGCGGGATCGGCGCCTCTAATAGCGCCCGCACAAAGTCGAGCGCCGCCTGTTGCTCCCCGCTCTCGCGCTTGCGCGCGAAGTGCGCCGCGCCGCTCACGGCAAGGTGAGTGCATGGCGGGTGCGCGATCATCAAATCCCATCCGTCGGCCAATATCGCGCGCACGTCCCCTTGGTGATGCGGTCCGTCGCGTTCGGTCGGCAGTATGTCACACGACATGGCGTCGTGTCCGCGCGCGCGGAACGCATCGCGCACGGTTCCGCTAAACTCACAAGCTATCAAAACCCTCATAGCCCAATACTCCGGCAAAGCGCGACCGCATCGGCGATCGGCATGGTGTTTAGGATGGTCGCGGTCGGATAGCGTCCGACAACCGCCGCGATCATATCCGGCGTTGCGGCGGCTTTGGTGACATAATACTTGCCGCCGTCGACAAACGCGACGCGTTTCAAATCGTGCTTAAGCGCGCGTTCGAACCGTTCCGCCTCTATCAAATCATCAATCAGCATATCAAGATCATAGGGGATTGATCCGACCACGCCCGTATAAGGCGGAAGCGTGGCGGCATAGGCCGCCGCCGCCTCATAAGCGCCCTTATACTCGTTACACCCGCCGTGGCCTCTATTGCCCGCCTCAAACGCGCGCTTGCCGTTGACGTAAACCGTCGCGCTAAAGCACGTTGTTTCTTCCGATAAGCGTTCATTAATTTTTAGATTTTTCAATTCGATTTTCATAGCATCACCTCCACATAAAGAGCGCGCGCCTTGGCGTGCTGCTTGATTAACAAACGATACAAATCATGCCGCATGGTGCGGGCGTCTCGCCCGCGCTTAGTCCTATGGACCATGCGCCGCACGCGTCGGATTAGTTCCAAGTTGCTATCGGCGACGTGTAAGTTCAAACGATTGTAAGTTCCAAACATGATACAGCCTCAATAAGTTGATCCGGCGGGAGGGTTTTAAGGCGCGCGATATACTCGCGCACCGTCGTGATTTCGGCGCCTTGCATGGCGTCAAGAGCGGCGCCGATTTCGTTGCGCGTTGCCGCATCAAACGCGCGCGACCGCGCGTCGGCTGCTAGCGTTTCGTCTATTATATCCCAAGCCCAAGCGGGCGCTTGTCGCGTGATCATAGCATCCCCTTAAGCTCTGATTTGATGCGCTTGGCGTGTTCACCACGCCATGTGCCCGCATTGGCGAGAAAATAGAGCACAAGCCCGCGCGCGCTTTCGACGCCGTAAGGCTCGTTTATAGACGCAACGGCGCGCATGGCGTCTATGTAGGGGACCGCGCCGAAATAGGGCTTTGGCCAATGGGCGCGAATATCTTGTGCGATTTGATACAATGGGCGCATTTTAGTTTCCTTTCAGATTACAAAACCGGATTTATCTTTTTTAGCCTTATTGCCCTTCGGCGATAGCGCGGCGACGACTCCGCGCGGGTCCAAGTGTCGAAGATCATGCGCGTCGCCGTCAATCACGGGATAGCCGTTCCAAGTCTCCGGCTTGTGCCGGAACACGACGGCAACGGTCCCGCCCGCTTGTAGAACGCGGATGCAATCGGCGTCGTTTGTTTCGGAACGAGAAAACGTGAGCGAATAGTTCGGCGGCATTTTGCCGGCAGCGTGTGCCAGAGCGCGCTTCACTGATTTTGTATAATCGGTGAATTGGATTTCGGGGAAGCGCTCCAATAGCGTCATTCCATCGGCGTCGCGTATGCCCTCAAACGCAATGTCGGTTGACCCGTTAGGCCGCACGCATAGTTTCACGTCATGACGGCGCGCTTTGCGGATTTCGGCCTGTATGGCACGCGTCATATCTCTAAGGTAGGCGTGGCGTTCCTTCATGAAACGGCGCGCTTTGGCAATGCGGCTTTGAATGACCGACGGATAATACGTCGCTGCGCCCGAATGTTGGCCGAGACATAAGTCAATGCACCCCTTGCTAGCGTTTCCGCATAGATTGCCAACGCCCGCAAGCCGCGCGGGCGCCATATAATGAATTGCGTTCATCCATCCATAGTCACGGGCTTTGATTGCTTTTGGATTGTCGGAAGAGAAGATGCGGTTTTTCATTGGAAAGCCTCATAAATTGCGGTGAGGATAAGCGCCCCCGCCAATATGGCGAGGGGCAATGCGTAAGCGGATAAAACGGCGATCATGGCGACACGATCCGTGTTGCCGCTTTGCGGACTAGGATCGGGCGCGCTTTTGCTTTTGGCACGAATTCGCCGCGAACTAATTTAACGGCGACGCCGATCCATGCTTGCGGCGTCGCAGCGTTTTCGGTGACACGAAAGAACTGATTTGCGCTTGTTTCGATAATCATGTGATCCTCGTTTTTTGGGTGTTTCAGATAACGAAAAAATCATAAAAAATGTTATAGGATTATTCTAGTCATAAAATGCGCATGGCAGGCCTGCGAAAAATGCATGGATTTTGGCGCTTTGATTAGGCAATTCGGCGAGGGGCTTTTACGGCCTTGAAATACAAGCATTTTTCTTTATTCTTAGGCAATTTAAGTAATCTTATTTATATACTCAGAATTTCTTGAAAGTGTAATAATAGACTGTTGGAAAATTACACTTTCGAGCCGGATCAATTCCGAACGCATTGCCTAAACTGCCTAAACTGCCCAAAGCCCCCCGAATTGACACCCGCGCGATAAAAGTGTAATTTTACACTTGTTTAAACCCCTGTTAAAAAAGGACTGCCTAAAATGCCCAAAATGCTTAACGTATTTCCCCCGACGTTTTTAGAGACGCGCGCGCAAGCGGAAGCTCTTGCGGAAGCGCTGCAGAACAAAGGCGCGATAACCTACACGCAAGCGCCCATCATGCGGGATGCAATTGCCAGGCGCTTGCCAGGCGTCGTGTCGATCGATCTCCGAACGATGAAAGGAATAATTTACATGACAATTGGAGCCGAACGCTTGCGCGTTAACAATCGAGCAAAACTGCTGATTAACTAAACTTTTTTTCGGTATTTTTACCCCTCCTAGGGGAAACCTTAAAACGCGCGGGGGGAGGGGGGAGGGCCGACGGCCATCCGGTCAAATTTCCGGCAGCCCTTGCAAAAAATTTTTTATTTTTTTATAATTCCGGCCATGTTCCAAAACCTGCTCTACGAACCCCGTCAGCTCAGAGCGACTGAGGCGCGTCTTCAGGCGATCTACGACGCCGCTTATCTCGGGTTAAAGGGCGACAATCTCGCCGTCGCCGCCGGCATGCTCCCCGCCGAATACCGTCAGCTCTGCCAGCTCGATCCGATCGCGGAGATGGCGGAACTCAAAGGGCGCGCCGACAGCGAGGCCGCCAACTCCCGCGCTTTGCACTCCGCAGCCGCGCAAGGCGACGCCAAAGCGGCACTCGCGGTGCTACAACATTCCCACGGCTGGACGGCTCGCCAAGAGATCGCCGTTGATGTATACCAGAAGATCAGCATCACGCAGGCGCTAGCGGATGCCAACGCACGGGTAATTGATGGCACAGCAACCAATCTACAGCTCCCAAGAAGAGCAGACGCTTATGACGCGTCTGTGGTCGAAGACGCTCGCTAACGATCCTGAAGCCTTCGTCCTCTTCGCGTTTCCCTGGGGCCAACCCAACACGCCGCTCGCCAAGTTCCGTGGGCCGCGCAAATGGCAGCGCGAGATGCTCCGGCAGATCAAGCAACACATCGACGACAACGACGGCAAGCTCGACATGGAG